ATCCGAGTTCGATGTTCGGATCGACGGGATCGATCGCGGCCTTCGTCGTCGCGCTCGTCGCGTTCGTCCGCAAGAAAGTCTGGACCACGCTCGATGGCAGCCTCGTCCCGATCGTCTCGTTCGCGCTCGCCATCCTGCTCGCCTGCGTCGGATTCTACTTCCACTATCTCACGATCGCAACCACGTGGGCCGGTGCCATCGGAGTCGGATTCGCAGCAGGTCTTCTCGCGGTGGGCGGTGTCTCCGCCATTCAGGGCGTCACCGCAAAAGCCTCGACGGTCATTGTCGCCGGGCCACCTGTCGACATGACGAGCGAGCCCGCCACGCCCGCTCCGCCCGCGCAGGCATCAACACCGCCCGTGCAGACACCGACTCCGACACCAAGTCCGTAGTGCCGGCTCCGGCCGGGTCGGGAGGGGCCTCGCCGCGGGCCTGACCATGACGCTGCCCGCGACCTCCCAGCGGGCAGCCACTCATTCGATCACCACCAGCAGCTCGCACACGCGCTTATGCCGACCTACAAAACCAAGGAACGAGAGCTCGCCTACCAGCTCTTTGTCGAGGAGGGCATCCAGGACCTGGATGCACTCGCGCAGCGCGTCGGGCTCTCGGTCTCGACGCTCCGCAAGTTCCTCAGTGGACCGGAGGCGAAGCGCGACCACCGCCTGCGCTGCGAGGAGGCCAAGCGCCTCTACGTCGAGCAGGGCGTGACGAAGATCGACACCATCTGCACGGCCGCACGCATCCATCCGAACCTCTGGAAGAACATCTACCGCGCGAGCTGGGATCAGGAGCGGGCCTCCTACGTCGCGGCGCATCCGACGCTCTACACCACGGGCCAGCTGCTCATGCAGGCCGCCGAGCATCTGCTCACCTCGGTGCAGGCGAAGGGCTACACCGGCGAGTCCGTCAAGCAGCTCGTCGAGCTTGCCAACAACTTCAACCGGCTGCGCACGGGCGAGCACCGCATCGAGATGTGCATGGTCGGTGTGACCGACTTCTCCGAGTGGATCCGCGAGCATGCGCGCGCCTTCGGCTGGAAGGAGGAGAACGTCGCCCTGCTCTGCGACGCGCTGCTCAAATACCGTGACGACCAGCTCGCGAAGCTCCGTGCCCTGGAACGCTGATGATCTCACGCGACGACATCCGTGCGCGGTACGATGCCGCCATCCGCTCGACGCAGCTCCTCGTCTCGCCCTTCGGTGACGTCGAAGGGCCGGAGGAGCGCATCACGCGGCGCGACCGGGCGCTCGTCGATTACACGTATTTCAAGCAGACGTACTTCCCGAACTACGCACGCCAGGCCGAACCCTCGTTCGCCGGCGAGCTCGCCCGTGTGTGCGAGATCCGCAACCGGCCCCAGCTTGTGCTGGGATTCCGGGGATGCGGCAAGAGCACGGACATCTCGCTCATCCGCACCATCTGGGAGATCCTGCGCGGCAGCGCGCACTTCTTCATCTTCTTCTCGCGCTCGGAGTCGGTGGCGATCGCGGAGTACACCGCGCCGATCAAGGCCATCTGCGAGGCGAACGTCCGCATCACCAATGACTTCGGGAAGATCGCCGTCAACGGCGAGCTCGGCGACTTCACAGCGAACGGCGTGCGCGTGCTGGCGCGCGGCATCGGCCAGGGATTCCGCGGCCTGCGCCACGGCGCATGGCGCCCCGACCGTCTGCGCGGCGAAGACTTCGAGGACTCGTCGAACCGCATGTCGCCCGCGATGGTCAAGAAGTTCCTCGGCGTGCTGACGCAGGACGTCATGAAGAGCGTCGGCGAGGGCGTCGACGAGCAGTGGTCGTTCGTGATCAATGCGAACTATTTCTCGCGCCGATCGCTCATCCATGCGCTGCGCATGAGCCGGCTCTTCGACGTGACCCTCATTCCGAAACTCCGCAGCCTCGCACAGGGCGAGACGCACCCGGACGCGATCGACGGCGAAGTCTCCACCTGGCCGGAGCGCTATCCCACGCGCGACATCGTGGACTTCCGTGCGGCCGCACCGACCGTGCACCGCACCGAGGACCAGCAGGAGCCGCAGGACGACGAGGCGCTGTTCCGCCGCGAGTGGTTCCACCTCGACGCGGGATCGTACGACGCATCGCGGTCGCTCGGCCTCTTCGGCTGGATCGATCCCTCGCCCGGACAGACCGGTGCCGCCGATTACAAGGCCTACGGTATCGGGGACTTCATCATGGTCGACGGCGAGCTGCACATGCACCTCGTCGAGGCCCGGGTGCGGCGCGAGACAGTCAACCAGATGATCGCCGGCATCTTCGACATGCACCACCGCCATCCCAGCACCCGCCTCTGGGCCTATGAAAGTGTCGGCAGCGAGTTCTATCTCGAGCGCCTCATCGCCGAGCAGGGCGTGCGCTACGGCGGATCCCTCCCGCTCATGGGGCTCGGGAATCTCGGCGTCCGCATCCCGTGGAAGAAGGACCGGATCCCGCAGATGCAGTCCGTGCTCGAGCGCGGCCTCTGCCATCTGCGCGGCGGTTCAACCGACGACGAGCGCATCATCACGCAGTACATCGACTGGCCGGAAGGACTGCACGACGACGGCCCCGACATGCACTCGGGGCTCTATCGCATCGGTGAGATCATGACCATCGGGCAGAGCGTCGTGGTCGTGCTATGAACCCCTTTTTCGAACTGACCAACCCCATGACCCACGACGACGACATGCCGATTGAACCCGACGTCATCTTCGAGCACCAGGGCAAGCTCGCCGACCATGGCGCGCGCATCACCCTGCTGGAAAACCGAGTGGAAAAAATGGACGAACGCATCCTGAACCTCACCACGTCCACCGAGCGGCTGCTCGAGGGCATGCGCACGCTGACGCGCTGGCACTGGATCGTCGTGACCGGCTTCGCGGGTGCCATCGCAACCACGATCATGGCTCTTATCAAGGCGCACGTCCTATGAGTCTCCGCACCACGATTGCCCGCCTGTTCCGCCGCGGCGGGACGGTGTTCGTCGGCACGCCGCTCGGCACGACCTCGATCGGAACCGGCCTCGTCGACAGTCCGCACAACTACGAGCGCATGCTGCGTGCGCACATCGGCTGGGTGTACAAGGCCGTGCAGCGCAGGGCGCAGGATCTGGCCGCATGCGATCCGGTCGTCCAGGAGAAGCGCGGGCAGGACCAGTTCGTCACCGTCGACGACGCGCATCCGCTCGCCTCCCTTCTCCGCCGTCCAAACCCGCTTGAAACCGGCTTTGAATTCCGTTGGAGGCTGCAGCAGATCGCCGATCTGACCGGCAACGCCTACGTGATGAAGGTGCCGAATCTCGCCGGCACGAAGACCGTGGAACTCTGGGTGCTCGACACGCGCTGCGTGCGCATCGTCACCGACAACGACGGGCTCATCCAGCGCTACGATTACCAGATGGGCACGCGCACCTGGTCGCTCGATCCGAAGCTCGTCATGCACCTGCGCTATCCGAACCCGCGCTCGCTCATCCACGGCCTCTCCCCGCTGGCCGCGGCAGCCTACGAGGTCGACATCGACCTGCTGGCGAAGGATCATCAGCGCCAGTTCCTGAAGAACAATCCGAGCTCGCGCATGGTCATCGAGGCCGAGGGCATGCTGCTGCCGGAGACGGTGCAGCGCCTGCGCGAATCGATCATGCAGCACCAGATGTCCGGCAACCAGGGCGCGCCGATCGTCTCGCAGCAGGGCGCGAAGATCAAGAGCCTCGCCCTGGCGCCGCAGGAGATCAACTATCTCGCCACGCGCGAGAACATCCGCGACGAGATCCTCTCGATCTACGGCGTGCCCTCCTCCATCCTCGGCATCTCGAAGGACGTCAACAGGGCCAACGAGGAGGCCAAGCACTACTCATATGCACTCTACACGCTCGAGCCGCTGGCGCGTCTGCGCGACGAGGTGTTCACCGTGGGCCTGGCGCTCGAGTTCGGCACGAACCTCGTCATCACGCACAAGTCGCTCGTGCCGTCGAACCGCGTTGAGGACCGCGAGGATTCGAAGATGCTGCTCGATGCGGGTGTGACGTCGGTCAACGAGGAGCGCGAGTATCGCGGATGGAAGCCGGTTGCGGGCGGCGACGAACCGACGCTCCCGGCCGGCCGGATCCCGCTCTCGCAGATCGGCACCGACCCGATCCCCGCGCCGGTCAAGGCGGCCGGACCGCTCGAGGTCAAGGACAACACCCACGTTCCCGGCACCTGGCGCTGGATCCATGCGAACTGCATGGAGTCGGCCGATCTCAAGACACGCGGTGCGGCGCGCAAGGCGTATTGGGACGAGTACTGCGCACTCCACATCGCCGAGGAGAAGCGCATGGTGCGCGCGCTCAAGCGCTTCTTTGCCGCCCAGGCGACCGAAGTGACGCGGCGTCTGCGCGCCTATGCCGAGCGCAACGACATGAAGGCGCTCCTTCCCCGCAACGAGCGCGGCGGTGACGCGCTGCACCTCGACGAGATCGTCTTCGACCAGGAGGAGTGGAACGATGCGCTCGTCGAGCTCGGGTTCGTCGAGACGGCCCGCTCGCTGCCGGCCGCATGGGAATGGGCGGTGAAGAACCTCGGACGCTCCGCCGCATTCGACATGACGCGCGAGGCGGTGCGGCGCGTGATGAAGTCCTCGGTCGAGAAGATGAAGGACGTCAACGTCACGACGCGCGACACGCTCGTCGACTCGATCCAGCAGGGCATCGAGGCGAACGAGACGACCGACCAGCTGGCCGAGCGTGTGGCCGGTGTCTACGAGGCGGCGGCGGGCCACCGCGCCATCCGCATCGCCCGGACGCTCGCCACGCAGGCGACCAACAGCGGCATCGAGCTCGGCTGGCACGCGAACGCCGACCTCGTCGACAAGAAGGGATGGCTCTCGGCGCGCGACGCACACGTGCGCGCACCGGGCAAGAACTCCCGCTATGATCATGCCTCACCGGACGGTCAGGAGGTGGACCTCAACTCCCCGTTCCAGATCTCCGGCGAGGAGCTCCAGTTCCCGGGGGATCCGAAGGGATCCCCGGGCAACATCATCCACTGCCGGTGCACGATGTATCCGGTGCTGAAGAAGAAGAAACAGGAGGAAGACAATGGATCCGATGCATGACCAGCCCAAGGTATCGAACGAACTGACCCGGCAGCGCATTCTCACGCTGCACCCGGTGTGGCGCGACGAGGTCATGGTCGCGTTCGCGAACCTTCCCGAGGTGCTCGTGAACACGGCCGGCATCGTGGTCAACGGCGCGCTCATGACGTACGGCATGCGCTCGTTCGCCAAGCAGCACGAACTCTTTCTCAAGCGCCCGCCCGTGACCAAGGCCGACCAGGGCCAGTCGTATCACAACTACGGCCTGGCGTTTGACTTCTGCCTGCAGCATCCCGATGGCAAGATCTCCTGGTCGCTCAAGGAGGATCTCGACGGCGACGGCAAGAAGGACTGGGAGGAGGTCGCACGGCACTTCGAGTCCTACGGATGGGACTGGGGCGGCGACTGGGACGGATTCCGCGACAACCCGCATATCGAGTTCATTCCGCCCAGCATCAAGGCGATCGCGCAGGCCCGCGGCGTGCGTGCCTGGCGGGTGCTGCGCGAGCTGCACGATGCCGGCACGCTCGACGACAAGGGCTTCGTGCTCATTCCGTAAGCGGCGCGTGTCGAAATACCCGAGATAAAAACCGGCCCCCTGGATCATCGATTATTTTTCATCGTTTCCGAGCCACGAACCGTCACGACGAAAATGCAGACACAGACCACGCAGAGAACAGCCCCGATTTCGCACGGAAAGGCATGTGTGAGCGTCACACATGCCCGCGAGCGGGTGTTGGCATGGCCCGCGCGAGAAATCGCGTCTCAGGGCATTTCCCGGCGTGTGATTCTCGAACTGGCCGGCGTGACCTCGCAGCAGCTGTCGCACTTCGCAGCCGGTCGCCTTTCGCAGATCTCCCGCGCGGCGCGCCGGCGCATCGAGTCGGCCCTCGTCGCGCTCGGACTCGACGGCGGATCGGCCGCGCTGCGGCGCGAGCGGAAGATCCTCCGGAACCTGAAGGCGTACCGGGCGTTCCACGCGGCGGCGATCCGGACCATGGAACCCTCTCTCGGCGGAATGACGCAGGCGCAGATGCGTGCGCACATCCTCGCCACTGAAGTGATGCCCTGACAACGACCAACCTCCGAACGCACGACTGACATGGAACCTGCTACTCTCACCGCACCGCGCACCACCGGACCCGGGCTCATCACCACGGAGGGACGGCAGAGCGCCGACCTGCACCGGCGTGCCGCGGACTTCGATCTTGTCGAACTCGACCTGAAGACGCGTACGATCGTGGGCGTGATCACCACGTCCGCCGTCGACCGCTACCGCGAGATCGTCGATCCGGGCGGCATCAGCCTGGACAACTACCGGAAGAACCCGGTCGTGTTGCTCAACCACGGCTGGGGCTACTCGCTGCCGATCGGCCGCAACCTCTGGATCAAGCCGCAGAAGAAAGGCCTCATCGCCAGCACGGAATTCGACGAATCGCCCATCGCCCTCGACGTGCTCCGCATGTACGACCAGGGATACATGAAGGGCTGGTCGATCGGATTCATCGGCGTGAAGTGGGAGGATGCGGACGCCTCCAAGCTCGGGTTCTGGCGCAAGTGGACCGAGACAGAACTCGTCGAATACAGCGCGGTGACCATCCCCGCCAACCCCGAGGCCATCTCGAATGCACTCAGCATCTGCGAGGACCCGAACCTGCGCTCGATGCTGCAGCGCGGCGAGGGCGGCCTGCATCTGGGCGGACTGACCGAGGAGCGTCTCAGCGATGCGATCGACCGCATCGCCCGCCTCGAGTCCTCCCTGGCGGCGATCGTGAAAAGCGTCGGCGAGCACGCGCTCGTCGACCGCATCCTCAGCTCGCCGATCAACGATCCCGACACGGCCAGCGCCGACGAACCGGCGACGGCCCCGACCACCCCGACCACGTCCGGACTGGAGATGTCAGGGAGATCGCTCGACGCATTCGTGCGCCGGTCGCTCCTGGAGACATTAGGTCGCTGACATACATCTCTCCCATCACCTCCCATTCAGGACTTCACATGAACCTCTACGCAATCCAGCAGAAGCTGCTCGCGGGCGAGACCCTCAGCGACGAGGAGAAGGCGTTTCTCGAGAAGCACCTCGCCGAAGAGCAGGAGCGCGCCATCGACGAGCGCATCTCGAAGGGCGTTGCCGCCTATCTCGAGAAGACGCCGGCACGCAGTCTCCCGACCGGCGAACCCGCTGCGAAGACGCAGACCAAGGGCTCGTATTCGCAGACCCTGCGCGCCGTGCACAAGGGCATGCCGCTCGATCAGATGCAGGCGGCCGGTCTCGGCATGAGCAAGGAAGACATCGAGCGCCGCGGCCTCAACAGCCTGACCGACGAGGACGGCGGTGTGCTCATCTCCACGGCCGATGTCGCCGAGATCCAGCGCTATGTCGGTGAGTACGGTGCCGCCCGCCAGGACGCCAGCGTCGTCCCGACGAACGTGTCCGTGCTCCGCTTCAAGAACCGCACGAGCGGCATGTCGGCGTACTTCGTCGACGAGACCAGCGACTTCACCGAGTCGGGCATCACGTATGCCAACGAGACGCTGACGATCAAGAAGCTCGGCACGCTCTCCGACCCGATCTCGAACGAGCTGATGAACGACGGCATGGTCGACATGATGCAGGAAGTCGGCATCGAGGCCGCCGAGGCCCTCGCCTATGCCGAGGACAACGCCGTGTTCAACGGCACCGGCTCCGGTGCCTCCCCGTTCACCGGTGTGCTCCAGCACAGCGGCACGGTCAAGAAGACGCTGCAGGGCAACGTCGACGACATCTCCTACGAGGCGCTCAACAGCATGCTGTACGCGGTGCCGTCGCAGCGTCTCGTCGGTGCGAAGTTCTACCTGCACCGCACGGTCCTCGAGCGGATCATGAACATCAACGACGGCCAGGGCCGTCCGCTCTTCCGCCAGGGCATCGGCGGCGATCCGAACACGATCCTCGGCTATCCGTACCGCCTCGTCGAGGCGATGCCGGCAGCCGGCGCGATCGCGTCCGGGGCATCGTTCATGGTGCTCGGCAACCTGCGCAACGTGCGCATCTACGACCGCCAGATGATCTCGGTGCGTGTCCTCAACCAGGCCATGATCGGATCGGTCAATCTCGCGGTGAGCGACCAGGTCGCCATCCAGCACATCGAGCGCATCGGCATCATCGTGCGCCGTCCGGCCGCGTTCGTCTGTCTCAAGCGCGCCTGATGACTTCCCGCAGGGGATCCCGCCGCCACCGTGGCGGGATCCCTGCATGATCCTTCATTCTGACCACCCTTCATACAGCAGGCATACCATGCGCAACTCTCTTCTCATCGCGATCGTGCTGTCCGCCCTGGTCGTGGGCGTCCAGGCGCAGCCGTCGCAGCAGACCACGATCGATCTCTCCTGGGTGCACACCGTCGGCATCGTCGTCCACGACAGCGATGTCGCCACGATGGACGCAGGCGGGGTCGACACCTCGGATTATGTCCGTGTGCCGGATTCCTCGGCGCAGGGCGGCGGCGTGCAGCTGCTCATCTACTCGAACGAGGACACGTGCAAATCCGGCGTCAAGATCGAGTGGGGCTACTACGACGTCAACCAGGAAAAGATCCTCCCCCTGCCGACCGTCGTGGTGCTTGACACGCTCGTCGCGAACATCATGGGCGTCACGTCCCGCAACCCGATGGGCGCCCGGCTCAACTACCGAAAACCCGCGGGTGCCGAATATGTCCGTGTCATCGTCACCGCAGGCACGACGCAAGGAGCCTGGCAGCCGGACAAGGACGGCATCAAGGCCGTCCCGTGGCTCGACGGCAAGATCACCTACGCCAAATTCTGAGGCGTGCGCACGTCACGTGAGGACGTGACGGCGGGATGGAGGCCGGTCTCCCCTCCATCCCGCGGCGCAGCCCGGAACGCGGACCTTCCCCTCCCCATCACGATTCCAGACCTGTGACGATCATGTCCGTAGACACGCAGTCCTTCATCGTTTCCGTCGACGACGTGCGCTCATACGCACGCACGAGCAGCGAGGCGTCCCAGCAGCTCATCCCGCTTGCCATCAGGACGGTGCAGGCGTCGTTCAATGCCCTGGTCGGCTACTCGATCCTCGAAAAAGCCTACCCCGATGTGCGCGTGAGCGGTGCCGGGCGCGACCTGCTGCTCCTGCCGGCGCGCAATGTCACCGCCGTCTCCAAGGTCTCCTACCTCTCGGGTCGCAGCGGCGACCGGATGATCTGGTCGGAGCTCGCCAAGGACCTCTATGAGGCCGATCCGGTGCACCACCTGGGCGTCGTCGGCTGCGGCGGATTCTCCTTCGCGCAGGGTGTGGCCAACTGGCTCGTTTCCTTCACGGCCGGCTGGAGCGAAGGCGCGGTGCCGGGCGACATCTGCGAGGCGCTGCTCTATGAGGTGCGCCGCTGGATCGAGGGCCGCATTGATGTCACGAGCGAGAACATGGGCGGCCAGTCCTCGAG